ATCTCTATTAGCGGCCGCTGAATTACCACCAGCAGAGTTTAATCGTGCTCCATAATCTGCATATTTAGGTGTAGCGTTTAAATAATTAATAAATTTATTCATAGTACCAGGTTTTGTTGCTATTTGATAAGATCCATAAGAGTAACCATCAGTATTTGCTTGAGCTGTCCCACTCACAGCTCCTGGATCATTATTTGCTTCAAATTGCGATGAAACACTACCTAAATTTTTTCTTGTACAATCACCGGGTGGTCCATAATCACCACCATCAGACATAGGACCTCCATCCGATGATGGTCCTAGTGCATTTCCATCATCATCATATGGCATATTACCCATACCACCTGCAGTAGCATTTTCTGGTGACTCAATACCTTTTAATTGAAAGTTCTTTGTAACTGGTGTACCAGGATCGCCTGCATTAAGATCAACTCTTGCACTTCTAATATCTACACTAGTAGTACCAGAAATGTATGTGTCTGCATTTGTATTAAGATAAGATGCATCTGTATTAATTATTATATTACCCTTTGCACTATATTCTAAAGTTGTATCAGTAGCATATGTTTGAGCACCTTGTGAAAAAATATTAATATCTTTTAATACTGAAAGATTAAGATTTCCTTCAACAATCCATTCTACATCACCAGTTACATATAACTTATCATTACCTGTAACAGTTCTAAATCCATTAGCATGTCGAGTTACTACATCGCCATTTGGTTGCATTTCAACAAATGTACCAGATTTATGAAATACTCTTAATCTTTCACCACTAGGAGTATCATCTATTTCCAAAACATGACCAGATGTAGTTTGTCTAACTTTATTGTTAGGATATACTCTAGTTTCTACATTTTCAGATTTTGGTTCATCTATCATTTCACCTTTACCATCATCTACTGCAACAGTAGTTGTATCTTTTTTAGTTTCATGGTCGAATGGTTCATGTACGACTTTTGTATCATCAAATGCTTCTGCATCATCTTGATAACTATCTTGTACTTCATTAGTTAAACCTTGTGCATTGATATTAGTAGTTACTTCACTTTCTTGCCCACCAGAACTAGTATAATTTTCACTATGCGGAACAGAACCAAGAACTAATGGCATTTGTGAATTTGTACCATCTAAAAATATACCAAATACTCTAGCTTTTGTTTGAATACCTAAAATATTACCTAAACCATCAACACCTTCTTCTGTTGCAGGAGTTAATACTTGAGCCCATGGTAATTTATTGTCTGGAATATCATCTTCATTATCACTGTGTATACCAAATATACGGACTCTAACACGACCCATTCTTAAAGGATCTTTAATGTCTTTAATAACACCCATAAACCATCTTGTACTATCACCATAAAATTCCATTATAGACTTCCTAATTTAACCATTGTTAATGAAAGATCATATTTGTTTGGTTTTAAAATATGTCTTGATCTGTATATTAAATAGTTACCTGACATTTTTCTATCTATATCATCTATTTCACTACCTTCAACATTATCAGCATTAGTTTTATTAAATGCACAGTTTAATTGATTACCTATTGTTGTATGATTATCACCATCAATAAACTCTATACCATCTACAGCTATAGTTATCGGTGCTTTCTTTAGTAAACCTTCTATTGCTTTTCCACTCACTAATAACTTATATGCAGCGTCATCATAACCTTCACCTATAGATAAAGGATATTCTGGTAAAGAACCATCGTTTGGTAAAGATGTTTCCCTATATGGATTACTACCACCTAACCAAGTAATATGTCTACTTTGAAATTCGTTAAAAGGTTTTTCATCATGTGTAAATGCAGGTGTATATCCAGGATTATTTTGTTCTTTGTTAAAAATGTTATTTTCTATTGCAGGTTTTAATGTATCTTCAACTAAATCGTAATCAAACTGTATTTCAGTTTCTGCAGAAGGTAAAGCAGTGCCCAAAACAGAATATTTAGCACCGACTAGTCCTTTTTTAATTAATTTAAATAAATCTTCTGATTGTCCTATTTTATAATCTGCAATAATTCTAGGTCGACCCAAATCTGAAGTGGCGTTAGCGGGTCCAAATCTATATGGATTTCTTCTATCGCTTATAGGTCCGTTAACGGTAGGATCTATTAATGTTTCTAAGTCTCTTAATACTAATTTATCACTGAAAAAAGTTGAATAAAGAAAAAATGGAAATCCATTCTTTGTTGATATATTATCACTAATCCATTTGCAAGCCTGTAAAGGGTCCAGATTAGGTATTATAACATTTAATAATTGTTCATCTCTGTTTAAGCTTGGCCCTAAAGATAACTCTTTTTTTAAATATTCTTCAACTATCTTTTGTATTATTACATTACCTTTACCTTCATAAAACTTATTTACATTTTGTAAATTTGCAATATATGCACAATCTTCAACTAAGTGTAAAACAACAACTTGTTTATTTTCGTTTACTCTTTCTAAATTAGTAACACTTTGTATATAAAATGTTTTTGTTATAGCTGAAACATTAAGATTAGAAGCATTTCTCTGACTTTCTATTTCTAGGGTTATTTTTTCACCACCTAGAATGTCTAATTTTTCATACCAATCTTTTTCATCAACAAGTGATGCATCAGCAGTTAGATATGGTTTATCTAAACTTTCATAAATGTCTATAGAAATAATTGCGGAGACTAATTCAACTGGCACATTGATTGAATTTCGACTACTTGCGTCTAGTATAAAGCTATTAATTTTATAGTCGATACCTACACCGGCCATTATTACATTCCAACTGCTTGTTTAAAACTCTTGGACACTTCTCCGATAATATCGCTTCTTATTACAGATATAGACTTTAACGTATCATTCTGTCTTGTTAATTCATCTAACCAAGTTTTTTCTGTATATGATGAAGGTCTAGCTACATTGGGGTCTATATCTACATATTCACCATCAGCATTTTCATAATGATGTGCAGCATTGTATCTTGTAGCAGTAGATAATACAGTTAAAAGTTGGTCAGGTGTAGTAGATGTAGTTCTTACAATTTCATTATTTGTAAATGATACACCATTACCGCCAGTAATCCATATTTGTCCTAAATTAATATCACGATGTGTAATATTGCCACTACCAAATGTATTTAAACCTTCTACTGTATTACCAATTGCAAATTTATCTGTTAATACTTCTTTAGTTTCTATAACTCTTTCATTATAATTTTTAACTGCCCAATCATACAGTTTTTGATTAGATAAAGGCCAACCTTGTTCTCTCAAATGATTATTCATTAGAAAAAATGTCCAATAATAATTAGATGTACCATATAATTTTGTTGATACCTGATCTGGTCTTTCTCCAGGTAAAACATGATAACTTTCATAAGCAGTAGAACTATTTCTTATCTGATCAATTACATCAGCATATACGCTAATATCTTCTACTATATTAGATTCACCTTCATCACCATAATAGTATTCTGTTAAGGGGAAATTTTTAAAATAATTTGTACTCATTTCTTATCCTATAATTTAACCTACTGTAAACGGTAAGTCGGTTCGTCCTGGAGGAGGAGTATTTGGAAAGTTTGGTTCGGTTGGCAGTGAATTTCTTATATGATCTGTTAATGATGGTTCAGTATCAAAAGCATTAGGATCATCTTCATTAACAATATCAAATCTAGTTAATGGTTTGTATTCAGTAAATGCTAAAGACATATTAACCTGTGTTGGAGCGCCATCAGCGTGAAGAACAGATGTAGTAGGATTGTAAACAGTATTAACAGTTCTAAGATAACAATATTTAATTGGAGTTCCAATATTTTCAAAACGGCCACCTCTCTGTGATAATAATCTAATTTTAAACATATTAGGATAATCTAATGCAACTGGAAATGCTCTGCCAAAAGGTATTTCTTCAGGATAAGCATGAAATCTGAAAAACTTTACAATATTTTTAACAACAACAGATTCTTGTGCACTTCTAGGAATAAATTCAAATTGAAACGTAAATTCACGAATAGACACACCATTAAACTTTGTTCTTAAATTAGGATTGACAGTTATTCTAGCAGTAATTGATACAGCATCACCTATACCAGAACCTAATTTTTGTGTTGCTAATACTGCACCTATTCTTGCAGCTTGTCCAGCAAATGCACCATTTTGGAAAAAATCCATAATAGAAGCACTACCCTCTTGTATTACTTTTCCTAAACCAGACATCACTCCGCCACCGCTTTGCATAACACCAGCTACAGCACCACCAATGGATCCTAATGAAGCATGATCATACTGTAAAGCATCATTAACTTGATAAGCAACTGGTAAATATAAATCACACTTTTCACCTGACATAGGTATAATTTTCTGAGAACTACTTGCTGCGTTGCTAGCTATTTTACCAATAGTTTCTTTAATTGCGGCGCTAGTATTTCTACTACCACCCTTCATAATATCAGTACTTGATGAATTTTTTTCAGGTGTTATATCGGCTGCAGGTGGTTTAACTTGAATAGCCGTAAAAGATATTTTTGAACCAACTTGTTCATGTGTATCTAATGGATATTTTAATCTTCCTAAACCCAAACTTTTTGGCATGTTATTAATCCCTATAAATAAGTTAAAAGTATTTATATAGTATTATGGCGTATTCTGGTAAATTTAAAGTAAAGAACATTAAGAAGTATAAAGGTGATTTTGATAATGTTGTTTATCGTTCACTTTGGGAAAAAAATGTTTTTAAATGGTGTGATGAAAATTCTAGTATAAAAGAATGGTCATCTGAAGAAATTGTTATTCCATATTATTATGATGGTGATAAAAGATACCATAGATATTATCCAGATATTAAAATAGTATTTGAAGATAAAACAATATTAGTTGAAATTAAACCGGCAGTACAAACTACTCCTCCTACTGGTCCAAGACGAACTAAAAAATACATTGCTGAAGGTTTTACTTACATAAAAAATGTAAATAAATGGGAAGCTGCAAAAGATTTCTGTAAAGATCGTAATTGGGACTTTCAAATATGGACAGAAAAGACATTACAAGAAATGGGTTTATTACAAAAACCTGTTCCTGGTAAATTAAAACCATTAAAACGATTAAAACCATATAGTAGAAAACGTAAAAAATAATTATAAATAACACCATGGCTGGAGAAAGTTTATTTAGAGAATTAGAAATAGAAGCATTCCGTGCAGGTATTACACCGCGGACAAGGCAGTCTATTGAATGGTTTAAAAAGAAAGCAAGACAATTATTTAGAGGTCGTGTTATAAACAATAGAGCTGATATAATGCAAGATGATGCTTTAACACAAACAACTAGAGTAGATACTTCATTTAAAGGACCTATAGGAAATATGTATATGTATTTTTATGATGCTAAACATAAGAAAACACTACCATATTATGATGGATTTCCTTTAACAATTATTATGGGACCAGCACCCGGTGGATTTAAAGGTGTAAATCTTCATTACTTACATCCAGTCGCTAGAGCTAGACTTTTAGATATATTGTTAGGAAATGGTGGTAAAATGCCTCAAAAATATTTACAACCTGCGTTAAAACATTATTTAACAGCTCATGTAAAGAGTAGATTCGCATTAGTTGATAAACCAGAATGGGAAATTGCTTCATTTTTACCAACAGCAAATTGGCAAAAAGCAGATCCACGTAAAGTTTATAGAGATACACAGGCAATGTTATGACAGCATCCATAGATAGAATAAAAAGTACAATATCTTCTAGAGGAGGTCTAGCTAGACCTAATAATTTTCTAGTAGAATTACCTTCATTACCTGGATTTGGTCGTGCAAATGAAACATTAAATATGTTATGCAGACAAACAACATTACCTTTCAAACAAATTATGTCTGTACCTAGAAGAATAGGTATGGAATCTGAAGAAATTGCATATGGATACGCTGTCGAAAATATAACAATGTCATTTCTAATGACTAATGATTACTATGCTAGAAAGTATTTTGATAGATGGCTAGATTTGATAATAAATGAAGATCAACAAATAGTTAATTATAAAAATAATTATGAAAAACGCATAGTTTTACATCAATTAAGAAATTCAATACCGAGTACAGCATTTGATATTTCTATTGGACAAATTCCACTTGGATTACCAATAACAAATATTATTAGTTCTATAGCAGCTAGAAGTGGTGTAAATATTAGCACTACTGCATATTCTGTAGAATTAAAAAACGCATTTCCAAAAAACATTGGAGAAATTCAATTTAGTAATGATGAAAATGTTTTGTCTGAAATGGCAGTGACTATAGCATATACAAATTGGAAGAGAGTTACTAGCTCTCAAATTACATTTAAATTATAGGAGTAAATTATGGCATTACCAAGATTGAATAGTGGTCCAAAATACCAATTAACTATTCCATCATCTAATCAAGATATTAGTTATCGACCTTTTCTTATGAAAGAAGAAAAGGAATTATTGATTGCTATGGAGACTAAAGATAATAAAACTATATTAAATTCTTTATTAAGTACTATTAAAGCTTGTGTAGAGGATCAATCTAAATTAAATAGATTAACACCATTTGATGTCGAATATATGTTTTTACAAATAAGATCAAAAAGTGTGGGTGAAACTACTACTATTGGTT